TTTCATGGAATGGAACTTTTGAGTTCAGAGGTTCGCACGGATTTTTTGATGAATACGTAGACCATTTTATGGAAATTAAAAAGAATAGCACTGGCGGCTTGCGCCAAATTGCAAAACTACACCTTAACAGTCTTTATGGAAAGTTTGCTACGAATCCCGACATTACAGGCAAGCACCCCGTCTTGAAAGATAATCGAGTCTCACTAGAGATGAATGAAATTGAAACGCGAGATCCTGTATATACACCAATGGGCGTGTTTATCACAGCACACGCTCGAAGCAAGACGATAAATGCAGCGCAAGATAACTACGAAACTTTCGCTTACGCAGACACCGATTCATTACACCTTGTGGGACCAACTACACCACCGGACACGTTATGGGTCGACCCCGTGGAACTGGGCGCATGGAAGCATGAGGGAAATTTCACAAAATCTGTTTACATTCGAGCAAAGCAGTATGCAGAAGAAATTGATGGTAAACTGGATGTGCACATTGCGGGAATGCCCCGCTCAGTGGCCGCCACATTAACGTTGGACGACATGTTGACGGGAGGCCAGTGGGGTGGTAAACTTATTCCCACAAGAGTTCCTGGAGGTGTGGTCCTCAAGGACACCACATTTACACTCAAAGTTTGAAAGGCTGGATTTATCATGGCTCGACCTGTTAGCGATAAGGCAACTGTCAAGTTCCGTCTCCCTAAGTCTCTCATTTCTGACATCGATGAGCAGCACTGGGTTGAGCGGCGACCCGTGGACGACATTGTTCGCGACGCCCTCATTGACTACCTCGCTCGAAAGGCTCCCAAGCCAGCAAAGTGACTGCGAACCCGTGTGGGATGCAAACCGGTGATAAGGACCCACACGGAACGGCTCGCAAGTCTTTGTAGCACTGGCTGACATTGGGTGAAAATGGTAGGCTAGGAACGTAAGTTCCTAGCCTACCTTACTATTAGGAGAAGAAATGGGAAAGGCCGACAAGTATAAAGGGACAGGAAATGTTGCTGAGGACGCTAAGCGAACTCAGGAGCAGACTAAGAAGAATCTTGAGAGCAAGCCAGACAAGTCGCGAGTGCCGGTAACAGGCGTTACTGGAGACAAACTTGCTGACCCGAAGTATCAGCAGGAACGCGCCCAGCAGATGAATCGGGATACGGCACATCTTTCACCTGAGCAGAAGAAGGAGGCGGGCCTGCCTGAGTCACATGTTTATGATCCAGGCGATTCCGATGGCGATAACAAGGCGGTATCTCCGTCCGATCGAAATATGATGGGAGGCGACCCCAATCCTGAGAAGGATGAGGATCCCTTTAAGGACACAAAGGCGGCCTGGGATCACCTGGCGAGCGTTTTCGGGGACAAGATCACTGCACTTCAAGGAGAACTTGAAGGACGCCTCTCGGGGATGCTGACTCCCACCGATCGGGAGACAGGCAACCCGTTTGCGGGCGACGACGTTCCTGCTAGCAAGGAGATGACCGCGGATGATGTCAAGGCGGCTGTGGCGTCGACGGCGGACGACGCTAAGGCTGTGGCTAAGGGCATTGGTGAGGTAGGAGGGGCCGCCGCCAATCTTGCGGGCACCGCCTTGAAGGATGCGGGTAGTGCTACAATTAAGGAAATGGGGATCGACACGGACGCTGTAAAGAGTACTGGGAAGACTCTTGCTGGGCTTTCAGGTCTTTTCTCATCCGGGGATAATCCCGACTCATCGGTTCCTGATGGGAACTGGAAGCCTAAGTCAATTTCAGATCTATTCACGAGGAAGTAATTATGCCCCGCTTGCGAGATGACGTCTCAAACGTCGATATGCTTAACGCGATTCGTTCAGATGCGCGCAGGGACTATCAGGAGATGGTTCCGGAGGCTACTAAGGCCAACATTCAGGAAACCATTCAGGGAATCATGTCCGACAATGTTTCTCGAAATGAGTTCATGTCAGCGCTGATTAACCGGATCGGATCCACGGTTGTGCGCGATATTTCTTGGCGCAACCCTCTCGCCATCTTCAAGGACGGCATGATGAATTTCGGTGACACCATCGAAGAGGTGCACATGGACTTCATCAAACCCACTATCTATGATGAGAACCGCGATTATTTGGAGAAGGACGTATTCGGTCAGGCGCGCCCGCCGGCCTACAGCGCTTTCCATACGATTAATCGCAAGGAGAAGTTCAAGGTCACCTTCAATCGTGATGTCCTCCGTCGCGCCTTCTTGAGTGACACAGGGCTGTCTGAGATGCTCTCTCAGACGATGGCCGTGGCCGCCTCCTCGGATGAGTGGTCCGAGTTCCTGACCATCTGCTCCCTGTTCAGGACCTACGATGAAAAGCATGGCTTCCATCGCATTCAGATCCCCGACCTGAATATCTTTGACGCAGACAAGACACATACCGACGCCGCCCTTAAGGCGCTTCGCGTGGCTGCGGACAAGATGCGCTATCCAACTCCTGCATACAATGCGGCGGCGGTCCACTCGTTCGCTCGCCCCGAGAATCTCGTTCTTATTACGACGCCAGAGTTCAAGGCCAACGTTGACGTCACCTCACTGTCCGCTGCGTTCAACCGCCAGGATGCGGAGGCTCCGTCACACATCATCACTGTTCCAAATGAGGCTCTTGGGCTCAAGGACGTCAGCGCAATCCTGACTACTCGCGAGTTCCTGCTGATTAAGGACGTTCTCCTGGAGAACCGCTCCATCCAGAACCCCGAGGGCCTTTATGACAACTACTGGCTGCACCACTGGTCATTGATTTCGGCTTCTCCGTTTACTCCTGCGATTGCGTTTGGAACGAAGGAGAGCACGAAGATCGTCGTTCCGGCCGATGAGACGAACGCTGAGATCGACACGATTCAGACGCTCACCCAGGACGGCACGCACAGTAGTGTGATGAAGCCGGGCGCCGTCCGGCAGGCGAAGATCGTCTGGAAGACCCCGCCCGCCAACAAGGGATACGCCACTGATTGGTACATCAAGAATGCGACCAGCAAGGCTACGAAGATCTCTAACGACGGTGTCCTGACCATCGGACCTGATGAGAAGAACGGGTATCCGACGCTTGGGGTCTCTGTTGATACGAAGTCTGCTCCGGGCGGCACTAAGCCCGTCAAGAAGGAGATTTCAATTCAGATTCAGGCATGATATACTGAATCAGTAACCACCCCCACTATCCTCCGGGACGGTGGGGGTTTTACTGTTAATGGAGGAGACATGACTCAGATTTATGGCGACCCGCCAGAGACTGTTGCAGGCCTGTCATTTGATTACTCGGTGTGGTCCGCAGGCAGTGTTATTACTATGTGTAATGTGCCGTTCGATAATACTTATCGCGACATTATTGACTGGGACGCTTACGGATGGACGCCTTATCAGTATGTTAAGTCATTCAATAAGGTCAACAAGGTCGAGATAAATCAACTAACATACCTTGCTCAAGGCAAGCCGATTCGCATCCCCACACCTTTCACTAAGGCGAACCAGTATAACTATGTAATGGTTGAGAACCCCGGCCGTCCCGTTGACTCGAAGAACTTTGAGGGCTACACGCCTCACGCTTTCTTCTACTTCATCACCAGTGTAGACTATATAGCGCCTAACACCACACAGTTAACACTTCAACTCGACGTCTGGTCAACGTACTATCAGCGCGTTAAGTTTGGTCGTTGCTATCTCGAGCGGGGGCACATGGGGATCGCTGCCATTGACAGTTTTAACGACAATGGTCGCGAATGGCTCGCTCAGCCAGAGGGGCTTGACGTTGGGGGCGAGCACCAGGTCATTCGCTCATACCGACGCATGATTGCCGACGTCTTTAACGGTGATTATGACGTAGTTATTACCAGCACTATCGACCTTGCAGCGGAGTGGGGGAACCTTGCGAGCCCTCGATTCAAGATGGCTAACGGGTCAAAGGCTGAAGGCCTTCCCAATTCAGCCAGTGTGTGGGTAACGTCGCGCAACGACTATCTCGAGGGACTTTCTGCACTCTCTGCATACCCGTGGGTCGCCCAGGGTATTGGTTCTGTGACTATTGTGCCGAAGGGCGTGGTGTCCAAGAATCCCGCAAATGCGGCGCGAATCGGGAGTGTTAGTTGGTACAAGGTCGGTACTGGCGACGTTTATGTCAACCGGGCTTTTCCGTTGACTAATCATGACTTCCGAAAGGAGGTTATGAGCATGCTACCGAAGGCATATCAAGAACTTCGCAAGTTCATGACTGCGCCCTATTGCATCCTTGAACTCACAACCTACACGGGAAATCCTGTGGAACTTCGCCCGGAGTCGCTTATGACTACGGGTATCGGACTCCTGCAGTATGGGCATGTTGTTCCACCTAACCCACAATTAATGTTCACAGTCAAGGACTACAACAACAAATGGGCTTCTAAGCGCCTTGTGGGTCCAAGCACTCGTGAGGAGGATGAGTATGGCGAGGAGTGGGATCTGGTTACCGGATACACTTCACTCCCCACATTCTCAGTACTCAACAACTCGGGGCTCAATAATCTGGCCTCGAATGCTCACACGATTGCGGCACAGATCAATTCTGCTAAGTGGCAGCAGCGTCGTGCTCAGCGTAGTGCCGTGGCGTCTCGCGACATTGCTAACGCAGGGATTGCTGCAACCCAGGCTGGTGCTGAGAACACGATGTGGGGTAACTCTGCAATGGCCGACTCACAGTCTCGTTACAATAACATGCGGGCTACTGTCCAGGCGGTGCAGGGTGGAATGACGGCACTCGGAGGCGCCATTGGACTTAATGGGCAGGCTGTGGGTGCAGGCATCGGTCAGGCGGCCACAGCGGGGATTAGCGCGATGATCCAGAACTCGCAGGCACAGTCGACGGCGAACATTCAGAATCAGTTGGCCAGTGGCGCCTCACAGATCTCTCAGACGCAGCAGCGCGCGGTTCGGGACACGAACTATGACCTTGCACAGTTCGCCGCTAACGGCGACTATGAGGCAGCAATCGCCAGTATCAATGGGCAGCAGCAGGACATGCAGGTCATTCCACCCGCCGTTATTGGGCAGACGGCAGGCACGGTGGCTGCGATGGTGTCCAACGGGCTGGTGATCGACTGTCGCGTGCGACTGCTCTCCGATGCGGCCATTCGTCGTGTTGGTGACTACTGGCTGCGTTACGGGTACGCGATGAACACGTGGATCAAGATGCCAAGCCGTCTTTCCTTGATGAGTGAGTTCACGTACTGGAAACTGGCCGAGTGCTACTTGGAGCGGGCGGACATCCCTGAGACCTTCAAGGGGACCGTGCGAGGCATCTTTGAAAAGGGTGTGACTTTGTGGCGCTCACCCCAGCGGATTGGTACAATCAATATCAGGAACAATCGGATCGACAAGACGAATCAGGTGAGTTTGATTGCCTAAAAGAGACTATGTTAAGAATACTGTCTATCGTGAGGTGATGGCTGCAAAGCCATCCACGTCTGAGAATCGTCAGGCGGCGCTGGAGTATATGTACAGACGCCAATTGATGGGAAAGTGCATTTCTAGGTTCACGTGGGAAGGCCTACCTAACGGGATTGATCCGCGTTTCATTGAGACAACCATCTTCAATAATGGGTACAGTGTATTTTACTACGACTCGTTCTTTGAGATGTTCATGGCAATGCCTGCAGCAATTTCTGGGCCCTTGGATATCCAAGACAACCCTACTGGTTATCGGGTGACGCGAAATGGAGTATACTCGCGCGACGTGCCCGCTAGCGAGTCTGTCTGTATCTGGGGAAATCAGATTAGAGTGCCCGAGATTGATGTTGTGCTATCCTACGCCGCGCGCCTCGCCCAGATTGACCGCACTATCGAGATCGATCTATTAAACGAGCGCAACCCTATGATCGTTGCCTGCTCTCAAGATCAACGGCTCACGGTTCAGAATTTAATATCCAAGATTTACGATGGTGAACCTGTGGTTTGGGGGACCGAAAATTTGGCTGTCGACAACCTGGCCAGCATGATCGGTGTCTTCCCACTGAACCAGAATGCTGGCGCGGGTGCTGTCTCCAGTATCAAGCACATGGAGTCCAAGGCCAAGATATGGGGTGAGGCCCTTACAATGCTCGGGATCATGAATGTGAACAGTGAGAAGCGTGAGCGCATGGTTGTTGAGGAGGCTGCAGGAAACTCTGGCCAGGTCCTGGCGTCACGTGAGTCATTCATGAAGCCCCGTCAGTTGGCTTGCGAGCAGATCAACGAGAAGTTCGGGCTACAGATCTCATGTGAGTGGGCGGTCGACGACAATGCTGCCCCGAATATGGAGGACTATCTGGCCGTACAGAACCTGACCACCTATGACGCGGAAGGAGAGGAGTAATGCCAGCACAGTTCACAATGCGCCTTAAGGACGTTGTTAAGGTGACTGGGGATCACATCGGTCTTGACGACTACCCTATTTTTAATGAGGACTATCGCAAGGTCCTTAACGATCGCATTAAGCGTGAGTACTGGCTCCAAGAGATTGCGCACGAGACACCTGATATTTTCATCTGGCGACTCAAACTGAAGATGGAGCGCATCATGCCTCGGTACAATCGCATGTATGAGGCTGAACTCCTTAACAACGACCCCCTCGACGGTGGGCGTCGTGTCAATGAGACCTCTCAGGACGGAAGGTCTCAGAACAGTGGGACGAACCGGCAGGACAGCAACGGATCCGGTACTACCAACTCCACGGGCCGTACAGTTGGGTCTGATACTCCTCAGAGCCGTCTAGCGGGAGACGGGGACTACGCGACGTCTATCAGTGACGCGTCCACCAAGGGCAGTAGCACAAACACGACGACCTCGACGTCGAGCAGTACTGGAACAAACGACTACCGGAACAGCCAGCACTCCCTCTCCACGGGATACAATATGGGTAAGGGGGAGCAGATCGCTCGCTACCGAAACACTCTCGTGAATGTGGACGACTTTGTTATCGCAGAACTGTCCGACCTGTTTATGGGAATATGGGACAATGCCCAGCCCCGCACTCGCCACTACCTCAACTATGGAATGTACTAGGAGTAAAAATGCCTATCGCTGACAAGCCCCGCCGCTGGCTACAGATCTATAGGAGAATGGAGGAGGCCGACTACCTCATTAACACCGTCAACATTAATAACGTGACGCCGTTCACCTACGGGGACGGACTCACGTACTATGAAGTTCTCTCCAAGTTGCGTGAGGTCATCTCCGATATTGTTGAGTACGTCAACGAGTTCGGAGAGGAGGAGAAGCGTCTGGTCGCTGAGTTCAATGAAAAGGTGAAGGAGTTTGTGGCGTCCAATCGAGATGTATTCGAAACGCAGCAGAGCTCGTTCAAGAATGCCCTGAAAGAACTCGACAAGCAGACCGACGCATTTCTGAAGTCCCTCTTGGTCGAGAAATTCGAGAAGCACCCTTCAGGCAAATTCTTCACCACGACCGCCAAGGACGGGTCGCAAATTGCCGTCGCCAGCAGTCAGGGAATGCAGGATGTGTTGGATGAGTTAACGACGGTCCGTTCGTCGGTTAACAGCAACAAGGCGAATGCCGATCGGCGGCTGAATGATCTTGAGTCCAACAGCATTGTAAACAGGGTGAGCAAGTACCCCCACACGCTTATCCTTGGTTCATCTAACGCGATCCTTACTGGATACGCCAACGGGACGTGGGATGACTGGTGTAGGAGCAAGGGGGAGATCCCCCACAACTATGCATCAAACGGTGGTGGGTTCACCTCAAACGATGACAATAACTTTCTTACCATGCTCAATAACGCTGCAACTCAGATTAGTGAGTTTCAGCGAAACCTGACAGGGCGCTGTTACATCATCGATCTCATCTATGATATCCGAACCGGTCGTGACATCAGCCAGCCATTTGAGCGGTTCATGCAAAAACTGAAAGAAGCGTTCCCGAACTGCAAAGACATCATTGTCCTGCCTGCGCTCTACAACGAGTGTGACGCAAACAATGACTTCAACATCGCTCGCCGTTGCGCCTCAACCACGAATGCGATCAAACGACTTGCCACCCCGCATGGTGCTGTAGTCTGCGAAGGATCTCGCTCGTGGTTCCACAACGGACAGGAACCCAAGTTCTTCACGCCTGATATGAACGTCCACTTCACTCCAGCAGGCTACAAGTACGCCCAGCAGCAGTTTGATGCATGGCTTCGGGGTGGCTCGGGCTGGGTCAATTACGGCTGGGAGGATATTACAGGGCTCGCAAATCTCAACAATGTGCGACAAAACAATTTCCTCTACGCCGTCTGCCGACGAGAGCGCGACGACGTCACCATCCACGCAACATTCGAGGTCGGCAGCGTCACTAACGGTGAAGTCCTGTTCAGACTTCCCGCCTGGGCTCGCCCGTACACGAATTTCTATGTCACTATGTGGCAGGACTCCACAGCATTCAGGGGAAACGTCAACCACAACGGCAACGTCATTGCCCTGAAGGACATTCCTGCAGGAACTCGGCTGGCGATTGACGCGTCATATTCCATCTTCTAACAAGCACGTCTACCCCCATGCTAAAATGGGGGTAGACGTCTATCTAGGAGGATAAATGGCTTGGGATGAGACAATGCGAAAAGTGTGGGTCAAGGCGATCGGCACTGTCGAGTCGTCTATGAACTATGCCGCAATCAACTACAATGATCCAATCACGGTGGGAATTGGACAATGGTATGGCACTCGCGCCGCGGCGATAATCAACAAGATGAAAAATGTTGACTCCGCGGGATATGGCGCTCTACCGCAAGACTTCCGAAACGTCATGAACGCACACAGCGAGAGTGACGCATTCTGGAATACCTATTACCTACCCAGAAACTTCGGTGACGCACTCAAGCCGTTCCTGCTTAATAACCGTAACATCCAGGATGACCAACTAATCCTTGACGCCAACAGCACATATAGAAACATGGCGCTCAAATATGGAATCAATCCGGACACTAACACCGAGACATTCATCCTATGGGCTGTCGCCTACCACCAGTCTCCACAGCGGGCGATGCGAATCGCGAATCGCGTTGGTGGGACGAATCTCGATGGAATGAAGTCCGCTATCCTTTCAGACGCTGTGTTAGGTGTATATAGTAATCGTTACAACACTGCGTACAACATCATCAAGTCAAAAGACACTAGCGGTGTCGGCAGCAGCGGATCCAGCAGCACCACTACACCTGACGGCAATGGCGGCAAGGCGTCACAATCCAACTTCGCCAGCCTCATTGTTGGGCCGGGCGTTGGATACCTACTACTCGACAACTCAAACCTGGTATGGCTACGCACGCGCTTCGGAACCTCAGTAGGAACCCCGGTAGGCATCAATCTCTGGAAAATGGATATGGGCAATTCCGAGGCCAAGGTCCAGGAGATCGTCTCAGGCGCATGGAACAACGCCCACGCGCTCGGATTCAACGAAGGAAGCGCAGCTGCACCCAACCCCGGTGGCAACCCTGGTGGAGGTGGTGACGGATCCAAGGGTGCGAAAGCCTTGAAGTGGATGATGTCCAGAATCGGTAAATTTGGTTACAGGCAGGCGCCAGGCCGTCTGGACCCCGACAACTCGGGTTTCGGCGACTGCTCATCCACGATCTACAGGGCCTACAAGGACACGTCAGGGACATTCGTGGGCACGTGGACGGGCGACCAGTACAACCGTGGGAGAGAGGTCATGCCCCGCGGTGGTGGCGCCATGACGGCCGCACAGCGCGCCATGCTGAGACCCGGCGACATGATCGTCATGGCGTGGCGATCAACGGGATCCTACTATCCCGAAACCGATCACGTGGAAATGGTTGTGGACTCTAACCGTTTGATTGGGCACGGAGGAAACCCTTATTATGGACCTGTAATCACTAGCATCGATCGCCTTGCCGGCACTCGGTGGTGGACGGTAAGGAGACACGATTGAAAAAGAAATTCAGTTACTATTCGTTCTCGAAGGTGCTCTCATACGCGGGCGTCTTCAACATGATTATGGGTGCTC